GCGAGGGAACTCGCCGACGAGGTGCGTCTCGCTCTGGATGGACACACCGGCACGCTTGCCGGGGCTACAATACAAGATATGAGGCTGGTGTCCGAGACGGACGACTTCCTCGATCCGACGGCCGTCGGGGCTCAACTCCCGCCAGCCTACGAAGTGCGACAGTTGTTTCAGATCAGGTGGGAAGAAGCCACCTCGTAACCTACACGACAAGATTTCGGCGCAAGGAGGCGCAAACAAATGGCTGGCATTTCCGCACAGGGACTCACCTTCTCGTTCGGCGGCTCCGCTCTCACTGTAACTTCGGTTCAGGTCAATGACACGCAAGACCTCATCGACGGCACGCACCTCGGCATCGGCCCGAACGGTCGGCGTGAGTTCGTCGGCGGCTTCGCGACTGACCGCGAGGTGCAGATCGACTACATCTCCACGACCATCCTCACGTCCGGCGCCAGCGGCTCGATGTCCATCTCCGGCCCATTCTCGTTCAGCGGCAATGCGACTGTCGCGTCGGCGAGCATCGGCGGGTCGGTCGGTGCCCTTGTTTCTGGTAGTGCGACCTTCCGCGTCGCGTAACGCGACTTCGGAGGTAGCTGATGGCAGGCGTATCAGCTCAAGGCGGTACGTTTACGTTCGGGAGCTTCGCGGGCGCGATCACCGGGATATCGGTGCAGACCCCCGAAGCCGAGGTCGTCGATATGACGGGCGCGACGGCCGCAGCGGGGCAGGCAGTGCTTGTACCCACCGGAGACTGGACGGGCGGCAGCGTCTCGGTCGACTACATCAAGACGAGCAGCACAGACCCGCAGACATTGGTCAAGCAGGTCGGCCAACTGACGTTCTCGTCAGCAGGCTTCTCCGTCACGCGGAGGGCGATCCTTCAGTCCGCATCCATGGAGGCCCGCGTCGGTGCCGTCGTCACGGGCACTTTGAATTTCGTGGTTACTGATTACCAAGGGAGTTGATTTGTTATGGCTTTGAGTAAGAAGGCGATTCTGGCGGCGAAGGATACGAAACTGGAAGGCCCGATCGCGGTGCCGGAGTGGGGTGGCGACGTGTTCGTCCGCACGATCTCAGGCGTCGAGCGGGATCAGTTCGAGGACGCCTACTCCGAACAGAAAATGAAGGCGTTCCGCATCCGCTTCCTCGTGCTGACGCTCTCCGACGACTCGGGCGAGCGGCTCTTCGGCGACGACGAGATCGACGCCCTCGGCAAGAAGTCGAGCGTCGTGATCAACCGTCTCTTCGACAAGGCGTGGCAGCACAACGCCTTTACGCAGGAGGCTGTGGATGCCTTGGGGGAAGGTTCGTCCTCCGCCCCGAAAGAAGGTTCTACTTCAAACTAGCGCTCAACCTGCACATGAGCGTTCGTCGGTTGCTGGAGGAGGTTGATAGCCAGGAGTTGTCTGAGTGGGCGGCCTACGACGCCCTCTGGCCGCTGCCAGACCCGTGGCAGCAGACGGCGCGGTTGTGCCGGATCGTGATGTGTGCGTCTGGCAACTACAAGAAGGTGCCGGATGAAGAAATCTTCATCCCATCTAAGAAGAAGCCGATGCAGACGAATGAGTCGATGATCTCTGAGCTGATGAAACTGGCGGCACCGCCTCAAGGATGAGACGATGGCAAGCGGCTACTTAGGCAAAATCTCGGCGGTCGTTTCGGCGAACACGGGCGACTACGTCCGCAAGCTCAACGAGTCTGCCAAGGCAACAACCGACTTTGCTCGCGGCGTTCAGCAGTCTCTGAAGCGGGCATCTAGCGACGCGCAGAAGTCCTTCCAGAACATCCTGCTTCCTATCCAGCAATTTGAGCGAGCGCTGCAAAACGCCTCGTCAATGAAGCTGTCGTTTCGAGGGTTCGGCGGGGCCGTCAGGACTGTCAACGACCTGAAGGCCAGGCTCGCTAGCCTAAAAGACTCGGACGTTAACATCGTTCTCCGCGCTAGCGGAATGCGAACGATCACCGAACTCAAGACGGCCATTGCCGGGTTTGAACAGAATGACATTGACCTGTTCTTTCGGTTCAATGGCCTCGAGGGCTTGAAGCAGGCCCGTGCCGAGATTGACTCGTTGGACGAAAAGGACGTGACCACGAAGGTTCGCGTTCGCGCCGAGGAACTCGACCGGGCGATCGCCAACTTCTCAAAGATCGACAAGCAGCAGATCGACGCCGTCATCAGGGTCATCGGCGAACGAGAACTGGACTCCGCGATCCTCAAAGAGCGGCAGTTATTCTCTGTCGCGGAACAGATCAATAAGCCGTTGGCGGCTGCTGCGGCCACGCTTGGAAAACTGTCGCTGTCTGTGCAGGCGGGGTTTATCCCGGCCCTGAGTGCCGCGCAGAACGAGTCGGAGGCGATGGGCCAGGCAATTCAGTCTGGTGCGAGGGTCGGCGAGGCGGAGTTTGCGAAACTTGAAGCCCGCGTCCTCAAAACGGCCGAGGCCATAGGCCGGCTAGGAGAGGCGCAGACGCTGGCGTCGGGGCTGAAGACAGGGGCAGAACTCAAGTTTCAGCAGCCACGACTTGAAGGCGAACTGACGCGGGCCTCTTCGGTGCAGGCTGACGCCGCAAGGCTGACTCCAAAACAACTCACAGACAACCCCGGCATCGCCAAGCTGGTTGGCGACGTTCGCGATTTAGCCCAGCGATCTGCGGAGGCTCTGTCGTGGCTCGAGCGGGTGAAAGAGGCTGGCGGTGACACGGGGCCGTCGCAGGCTGCCGTCGGGCGGCTTACGGAGGCGATCCGCAAGCAGAACGACGAACTGTCTCGTCAGGTTGACCTTATCCGTGTTTCGGCTCAAGGCCAGAGTTCTCCAGTGTCGGCGCAGTTGGGGGCTGCCAAAGCCGCCCAAGAGGAAGCCGCGTTCAGAGAGAGAGCAGCGGAGCAGACAGAAAAGCAGTCGCAGGCGGCAAACAGGCTGCTTGCTGCGGACATTCGACGACGCGACGCCCTAAAGCAGCAGCAAAGAGACTTCGGCGCGGGAATCGACACCAACTTGACCGCGAAGCCGCTGAACATCTTCAGCGGGCCACGAAACGAGGCTGACGCCTTAATCAAGGAAACTGAAAGGCTTGCCGCCCAGTTCAACGCACTCGACGCCGAGACTAGGTCGCTACTTCAGCCGCTAGCCAATACGCTGAATGATGCCTATCAGTCTTCAAAGGCATTCGGCATAGGCGTTGACACGCTTGCTGAACGAGTGGCGAAGCTACGCAAGGAACTGGAGCTGACAAATAGCACGGGGCTTTCAACGTCGATCGTCGGGATGGGGCAAGCAACGCCGCTGGGCGACAACTTCGGAGCGATGGGCGCACGCACTAGCCTCCGAGGCGTTGGCGACAGAACGGACATATCTGGCATGGGCCAGTCGTCGAGCTTGAGCGACAAGGCACTTGAGCGAGCAATGGAAGGGCTCGGCAAGCCGATCGACGATGCTTCCCGTCAGGTCGATGTCCTGAAATCATCGTTCATAGGGCTCAAGGGCCAGATCGACTCGCTGCCGCCGTCCCTCCGCTCGCAGTTCATCCCGGCAATTAAGGCGGCAGAGGCAGAACTCATCCGTCTTCAGACGGCCCCAGACGCCACCGCAGAAGAGATCGACAACGCTGCCGCCGCAGTCCGCAGGCTCGGCGCCAACGCTAGCGCTGCCGGCCGGCTGACGCAAACCTTCGCCGAATCACTCAACGCATCCAAACTTGCTACCGCAGAGGCGAGGTACTCTGCTCTCCGCTCGCTCTTGCTCGCAACCGGCAAGGACGCGGGCAGGGCCGGCGCGCTCGTTGACAAACTCGGCGCGGCGCTTGGGCGTGCCGCAGCGTCTGGCAACTTTAGCGCTCTCGCCAAAGAGATCAACGAGATCGAGAAAGAGGCAATCCAGGCTTCGTCTGCCGTCTTGGGTATTTCAGCGAAATCAGTTGCTTCTAAGGTCAACCGTGCCGGCGACATTTCGCGAGGCGGAGTCGACAAGTTTAGCCTTGCGTTGAATCAAGCGGCTTTCGCCGTCGACGACTTCCTGTCGTCGACCGGCGGCCTTGAATTCAAACTGCGCGCCGTCAGTAACAATATTACGCAGCTCGGCTTCGTGGCTGGTGGCACAAAGGGGTTGTTTATCGGACTTGCCGCCGTCATTGGCGGCCAGTTGGCTGTAGCGATCACGAAGTGGATCAATGACGGCAGGTCGGCAGAAGACCAGACGAAGGCGCTGAATGAGTCTCTGTCAAAGCAGAAAAGCCTCGTCGAGGGGCTTGCTGCGGCTTACGAGAAAGTCGCAGACGCTGTTAGGGACGCGGGGCTATCTGAGCGAGGCCGCCGCGATGCCGGCATACGTCGCCAGGTGGAGGACATCCAGCGTCAACAGAGACAGGCTCGCGATGAGCGGATTCTCGGCCTCGACGTAGGCGTAGCGGCTGCCCGCGGCAGCGTCGCCAAGGCAGAGAGAGAACTCGGTGCCTCGACGACCGTCGGGCAGCGGGCGAGGGCAGAGATTGAACTGAATGCCGCAAGGCAGCGGCAGAGAGAAGAAGAACGCAGGGCTCTCGAGCAGGCTGGATCGCCTCTTGGCGGTATCCGCGAGGCAGTGATCTCGGAGATCGCCTCTCAGATAGAACGCGAGACGCAAGGCGCGTTTGCTGGCGCGAGGGCAGCGGCTGCCGCCTCCGGTGGGTTCGGCGGCCAAGGGGCGTTCGCTGCCGCGAGAGAAACTGAGAGAAGGAACAACGAACGAATCGCTGCACTTCAGGGCATCGGTGGCTCACCAGAAGAGGCCATCGCGGCTCTCGATGAGAGAATCAACCAACTGGTCAAGAGCGGCGCTAGCGGCGATGTCATTCTCCCGCTCCAGCAACTCCGCGAGAGGATTCTGGTTTACACCAAGCAACTTGAAGGCGACCGGCTGGCCTCAAGAATCAGCGAAGGCGTCCTGCGGATAGTCGATGCAATGGAGTCCGCGAATGCCGACATCTCGTCGGCGTTCGACGGCGTTCGCGGCGCAAGCGCGATCGAAAGCGACCTGGCGTCTTTCGGCGAGACGCTTGCTCAGTTCCAAAGGGCCGCCGCCGAGGCGGCAGGGCGTGGGGATGTCGGGCAGGTTCAGGCGATCAACGAAGACATCAACGCAATCAATGCCCATATCGCTGCACTTCGGGATGCGGCGGCAGCGGTTCGCGTGTTCGGCAGCGAACTCCAGAGGCTGTCCCAGTCGGTCGCGCAGGATTTGTCATCGCTAGAGCAGCGGGCAGAAGACGCCCGCAGGGCAGACGTGGGCGCCGGAACTGACGCCAGCCGCCAACAGAGAGACCAGGCGGAAAGTGACGCCAGGGACGCCCGCAGAGCCCAGAGGCAGTTTGAGGATCAAAGGGCATCAGCCACGGAGCGATTTGAGCAAGACGCCAGAGCAAACAATGACCCGCGGTTCCGAAGGGTGCGCGAGATCGACGCCATGCTTGCCGTGCCTATGAATGAAGTTGGGGCAGACGGCCGGACTCGCGGCGGGACGGCACAGGAGCGAGATGCAGCAAGGACTGAAAGGCGTGCGCTTCAGGAGTCGATCGACAATTCAGTAGAAAACGACCCGGCTGTCGCGGAGGCGCGGCGGCAACGCGACGCCATGACGGCGCGTGCGCAAGAGGCACAGTCCATCGACCGCGGCCGCGAACTCTCACTGACACCCGGCCAGCGTGCCAGCGAGCAACTCAATCAAGAACTCCAAGACATCCGCAACTACTTCAATAAAGCCGCAGAGGAGAGCACCGGCCTGCCAGAGGACGTAGCAAAGATTCGCGGAGAGATGAACGACGCACTGGCTCGGGCCGAAGAGGACGTGAAGCGGCAGGTCGCTCCTGCCGTCTTCGCTCTCCAAGACGCCCGCGAGAACGCCCTCCTACAAGGCCCATCGCGAGCCGCCCTCGGCGCCTCCGATGTGACGACGATGCAGGGGCAGGCAGAACTCAATCGCCTCCTCCGCGGCGACGACCCTGCGAAGGACGTGAATCTGCTTGAACTTCAGAAGCAGACAAAACTGCTTGAAGACATCGCCAAGAACGAAGTCCCGGTCATCTAAGGAACCCCCCATGCCAGACATCTCATACAACGTGACCCTCAAAGTGGACAAGGACTACCTCGGCAACTCCGTCTCGGTGCAGAACGTCACCGCGACCATGTCGGAGGTCGGCCTCAACAGCATGACGCTGGCCCTTTCGACGAATCCGGTGAGTATCACGACGGCGAACCTGTCGAGCGTCGGCATGGCTTTCGTCCGCAACCTGTCGACCGTTTCGACGGCTACGGCGTCGATCGGCATCAGCGAAGGCGGCTCGTTCGTCGGCTTCACGACCCTGCGGGCCGGCGAGCCGGCGATCTTCAGGATGGCAACGGGCAAGAACTACCAGGCCATCGGTTCGGCCGGGACACGACTCCGCGTAGACATCACGGAAGGCTGATCATATGCCCAAGTTGGTCACAGAACTCGCGCAGGGCAACGGCTTCTCCAGAAGTGCCGACGGCGGCCGCCTAGCCGACCAGGCCACGCGAGTGTTCAAAATCCTGCTGAATGCCCCGGACGAGCAGTGGCTTTTAGACCAGGCCGTCGGCGTTTCGATCGGCGACATCTACAGCACACAGAACCCGATCCCGTGCGTCAGCCTCGAGGCCCGCGCCGACGGCGAGAGTCGCCTGGTGCGGATCGTCACTGTCCAGTACAGGTCGAACGCGGGCGGCGACGATGGCGCTGGAGGGCAAGACCCAGGGACACAAGCGCCAGACGTAAGGCCGGCGAACTTCTCCACGAGCACGTCGCTGTACGAGGCTCCGGCGTATGAGTGGAGAGAGTGGCCGGTAGGGCCTGGATTTCTTGCTGGAGGGTGGGAGGCGGTAGCAAATGCAAACGGCGACCCAATCGACGGCGTTAGCCGCATGGAGTCGATCACGACCATCCGCGTGACGCAGTTCAGCCCATTCCCAGGCACCGTGCATTCGCAGCACTGCGGGAAGATCAATTCAGAGCAGATGAACCTCCGGTCGTACATGACATGCGCTCCGCACACCGTCTTGTTTCGAGGCGTCGAGGCAGCGCCACACGTCGAATCGTTTGGCTCTGCAACATACTATGGATTTATGAACTCCTATGAGTTCGCGTATAGGCCGAACTACGTCACGCAGCACGGCCAATGCGGATGGGACGCCACCCCGTTGCATACCGGGTTCAACGTAAAGGTGTTTGATCCGGCGGCGCCACGAGCCGACCAAGACCCTTACAGCCAGCCGCTCAAGTTTGTTGATTACAAACTCGTCGAGCCATTGGCGCTGCCAGACCGTATTGCCGTCGGCGATCGTGGTGTCAGGGCTATGGTCAAGATAGTGAACATGGAGACCGGGGCGATTTCGCAGCAACCATCTGCCCAGCCAGTGGCACTTAACGAAGACGGTACAGCGCGAAAAATGGACACCGGCAGGCCGCCAATCATCTTGCGTCGCCAAGTGCAGCAAGAAATCGACCTCACCAACACCCTCCAGCTCCGCCTCAACTGACATGGTCAAAGGCTACCTCATCGGCGACGCCTTCAAGGACAAGATCAAGTCCACGATTGCGCGCGTAGATGGGTGGATCGACGGCAGCGAGACGACGAAGATCGAGACGCGGTTTGAGTCGATGCCGATGCAGCAGGCGAAGGTCTTCCGCATGTGCACGTTCACCGGCGCGTGGTCGAAGAACAGCGCCAAGGTGGTGACGTTCCGCAACCAGACAAGCACGCCGAATACGGTGAGTTCGGAAAACCTTTTCATTAGCCTTCCCGGCTCGACGGCCAGTAGCTCTTCTCGCACATGCGGAATTGCCAAGGACGGCACCGCGTGGCACCTAATCCAGTGGGAGTGGGAAGTCACGGACGTTCTCAGCGGCGCGAGCCTCGGCACTGCGGCCCTTGAGTTCACGCGGGTTAACGCCCCGTACCTCGCCACGGCGGCGACGGTGCAAATCTCTGTCACCACCTGCTCAACGGCGGCAACCTAATGGCACTTGTGGTGGATGGCGGCGGGCTGGTGAACAAAGGCGGTGCCTTGGGCACAGGGGCGGCGTGTTGCTGCAACAAGTGCTCTGGCCCGTGCGACAAGTACAACAAATGCGTTCTAGGGTGCGGTTGCGATACGTCGTCGCCAACTTCATACGGCGGCGAGTGCGTCAGGAATGGTGCCGTTGATCCTGCGGTCACAACCGAAGCGGAGTGCGAAGAGTGCGTCACGGAATGTGAATACACCCAGTGTGATGAGTACATTTACGTAGAAGAAGGGCAGTCATGCCCAGAAGGGTGGCAGTCGGATGGCTATGGAGGCTGCTATCGGACCACCTACCCATCATCTTGCAGCCAGTGCAACGGCTATTGCTATTCCGAGGGTTGCAATAGCACTGGAAACTGCGGGCAGTGGGTCACATATCCCATTGGTGCATGTGAAGTAAAACCGCCATGCTATTACGCAAATGGGAATGATCCACCTGAATCTTACCAGTGCCCGGACGGAATCCCCTGCTGTCAATCTGCCAATGCCGAAAATAATAGCGGCCCGCCTTATCATCACTTTTGCGGGCGAACAGACGTTTTTGGCGTCGTGTGCTGGCCCGCACCGAACCCGCAGCAATGCTGGGACAATATAAGCCGCTACACAGGCGTGTCCGGGCCGATTGATGAGTTAACAGCCCTTTGCGTTGAGCCGTGGGCTGTTTTCGTGCAGGGGGCGACATCGTGTGAAGATGATCCCTGCGGTTACAACAATCCGCTGCCATGATTACCACCACAACAAAATACCTTTTGCAGCGATGCTCGCAGCGCGGCTACACGCTGGAGGAAGTCCGCCCGTGCATCGTCAGCGAAGACGGCGACCAGGTCACGGTGGACGAGACGCACGAGGCGTACCCGCGCGAGGCGAAGCCGGGATTCGTGCCGCCGCAGGCCAAGCCGCCAGCCCCGACCAGCGGCCCCGGCACCGAACTCAAGAAGCTCTTGTCGCTCGTCGGCATCACGGCCACGCCCAACTGCTCCTGCAACGCCCGCGCGCGGACGATGGACGCGAACGGCTGCGAGTGGTGCGAAGCTCACCTCGACGAGATCGTGGGCTGGCTGCGAGAGGAGGCGACGAAACGGAAACTACCCTTTGTTGACATGGCCGGTAGGGTGCTGGTTCGCCGTGCGATCAGCAACGCCCGCCGCGCCCAAAAACCTGCGGTTGACTGATTAGCCTACAAGACCAGAATATACCGCATGTCCGAAGATCACCACTTTTTGATCAACGGGATGCGGTGGCTGGTGAGATTCACCAGGCTCCGAGGGCAGGCGGCTGGCTGGGCGTATCTGCCAGACCACAAAAACCCGTACAGCGAGCGCAAGATTCTCGTCGATTCGCGGCTCAAGAACAGGGCGAGACTCGAAACCGTCGTCCACGAAATCCTCCACGTCTGCTTCCCTACGGTCAGCGAGGAACACATCACGCTCAGTGCCCGCGACCTAGCGAGGGCACTCTGGGCTCTCGGATACCGCGAAAAGGAGTAACGCGATGGATATCACGGCTTTAGTCAGGGCAAACGTCAGGAACTACCAGCCTGGGATGCGGACCTGGTTCGACGCCCTCCCGCCGGACGCGCGGAAGATGCTCGGCAAAGTCCGCGCCGACTACGCCGCAGGCTCGATCCAGGGGCAAAAGAGAGCCATCGCGAAGTCAATCATGGAGGTTGCTGCGAGTAAGGGCTGGAAGACTGCTGGAGTCCAGGGAGTGATCGCATGGCTAGACGCCGCAAACAAGAAGACCTGACCGCACAGGTTGTCGCGAAACTCCCCGCCCCGACGCCTTCCGCAGACTCTGAACAAGTCTCGCAGCGGCAGGACGGCGACGTACTCGAGGCCCGCAGTACGAGCCGCAGGATCAAGACAGTCGAAGACCTCCTGAGGCACATTGAGGCCGACTTATCGAGGTACACGGTAGCCGCCAGTGAAGCGACCAAGTGGGAGTGTGCCAGCGGCGACGGCAACGGCGGCACGACGTTCACGGAGCTGCACCGCGTCTTCGTCAGACTGAAGCCTCGCGGCGGGCCGACGACGATTGAACTCGTCGAGAAGATGATCAAGGCCGCGAAGATACCGGCCAGAAAAGTGAAGGCCCAAAAGCCCCGCCGGCAGGACGGCCTCTGGCAGGTCGTCGTTGTCGCCGACACTCACTACGGAAAATACGCCTGGGGCGGCACGACCGGCGGCGGGAACTACGACCTAGAGATTGCCCGAAGGCTGGTCGACGACGCATCCAGCGAATTGATCGCGGCCGGCGACACCTACAAGCCCGCTCGCCGCAGCATCTGCTATATCGGCGACCTGTTCCATTACGACAACCCCAAAGGGCAGACGACCAGCGGGACGCAGCTTGAGCGGGACGGCCGGTTGCAGAAGATGATTGAGGTCGGATGCGATAGCCTTCTCAGCATCGTCGAGAAGTCTGCCGCCACCTGCCCAACCGACGTTCTCGTCGTCAACGGGAATCACGACGAGACGCTTTGCTGGGTGTTTCAACGCATCCTTCAGGAGCGGTTTCGCAACGACCGCCGCGTGCGAATCAAGCCGGATTTCACGGGCAGGCAGTATCTCTCATCCGGGGGCACCCTACTGGGGTTCGCGCACGGACATAAGGCACGACGCAAACTCCCGCAGGCGATGGCGATGGAGGTGCCAGACCTCTGGGCCAAATGCCCGTACCGCGAATACCACACAGGCCACTACCACTCCCAGGCAGCGGAGTGGCAGAAGGGCATCGAAACCGTCGAGTCCGTCGTGCTCAGAACCGCCCCGTCGCTCTCGGCAGCCGACGACTGGCACGCCGAGAACCTCTTCATCGGGAGCCGGCAGGCGATGGAGGCGTTCATCTACGCCCCGCACGGTGGTCTCACAGCCATGCACGTCGCGGGGCCACGGCCATGACAGACCTGAACTACCTCCGCGAAGCCCTTCGCCACGCCAAGAGCGCGTCGCACGACAACCACACGCACGTCGGCGCGGTGCTGGTTGTCGGCAAGCGGCACATCTACGCCGCGAATCGTCGAGCCGTCGGACTCGATGCCGAGAAGGCCGACATCATCGAACACGCGGAGCGGGCTGCGATCTACAAGGCCGCTGCCTGCGGCTACGCCACGGCCGGCGGCGTTCTCTACGCCCCGTGGTTCGCCTGCCCAGACTGTGCCAGGGCGATCGTGCTGGCCGGCATCCGCGAGGTCGTCGGGCTCAACTCCCTGCGGCTGGCGACGCCAGAACGGTGGCTGTGGCCGATCACGGTCGGCGACGCGATCCTGCGGTCTGGTGGCGTGGGCGTCCGGCTGGTCGACGGCGAGACGGGAGTGGTGATCCGATTCAATGGAGGAGACCTGAAATGCTGATCGCACTCTGTGGCGCCGCCGGCAGCGGGAAGAACACGGTGGCCGACCGCCTGGTCAAGGAGCACGGCTTCTATCACCTAGCCTTCGCAGACCCGCTCTATGAGATGGTCTCAATCGTCACCGGCCTCTCCCGCGAAGACCTTGAGGACCGCGAAGTCAAGGAAACGCCAATCGACTGGCTGGGGAAGTCGCCCCGGCAACTGCTTCAGTCCCTTGGAACGGAGTGGGGGCGAAACACGGTCCACGACCAGATTTGGGTCAGGGCCGCATTCAGCCGTGTCGCTGACCTCGAGGCCGCCGGCCGCGATGTCGTGATCACCGACGTGCGGTTCGACAACGAGGCTGTCGCTGCAAAGGCCGCTGGTGGCGTCGTGTGGCGGGTTGTACGTCGCGGCGGCCCACGGCTGACCGAGGGCGCCGCAGCCCACTCGAGCGAAGCAGGCGTGCCTGACACGCTCGTAGACGCCGAGATCGCGAACTCCGGCACGATCCCAGACCTCCATGCAGCCATTTCTAGGCTACTTAACAGTACAATACACGTTAGTACCCTGTGACACGCCACGAGCGGCCAAAAAGGCCCGCCACGCACAAGGAGGTGCGGTAGCATGGAACCGAAGATTCGTCGGAAATTTAAGGCTGTTCCAATCACGCTGTCGACATCGACGGCGATCGCCACGACCCTTCGATGGGACGACGTGGCCGGCGGCGCTCTGGAAATGGGCACCGTGAGCACGGCGGCCGCCACGCTCCAGCTCTGGGCCTCCGACACGGTCGCCGGCCCATACGGCCGACTTTATAAGGTGGACGGCTCTGCCGCCGATCTGACGCTGGCTCCATCGACGACCGAACCGCGCGTATACGCCCTGCCCGACGAGTGCTATGGGGTCGGCGCTCTCAAGATCGTCTCCGCATCGACGAACTCGACGGCCGCAACTTGCGTCGTGATGTTGAAGTCATAGCCATGAGCGGCCAGGAAGTGAGCGAAACGCTTAAAACGATCATCGAGCGGTGGGGATTTCCCACTTTGGTCGCCTTGGCGGCCGGGTACGTCCTACGCCAGGACGTTTTGCTACCGCTCGTCGAGCAGCATTCCGCGTTTTTGTCCACGGTCGCCGACAGCCAGAAAGAGATTGCGTCAGCCGTGCAGGAGCAGACGAGACTGCTCTACGCTTTGCAGCCCCGCGGGGCGAAGCAGGGCGAGAACTAGCCGCTAACGCTATATCACCTCCAAGAGCGCAATTCACATGGCAATGAGCCCCCGCCTCCTACGCCCGCGAGCCGCTGGCTTCCACCCGGAAGCGGCCGACTGGCGCTCGCGTGTGGTCGCCAATGGCGGCACTGTCAGCACGGCAACCGTGCAGGCGGTCGATAGATTCTGCCGATCAATTGACGCCAACGGCCTGCGGTCGCTCATGTGGCGGGTGAATCCGATGGCGGGCGACAACCTTTCGGCGGCTGTGGTCCCTCTCTACCGGAGCAATACGGCACTGGGACTGCAAGGGAACGCCACCGACACCAACGACAACTTCGTGAGCGGCGACTATGTTGCAACGAGCGGGCTGATCGGAAACGGCAGCACCAAGCGACTGCGCACGGGGTTGCCGCTCAACTTCTCTAACGCTAGGCACCTTGGTTGCTACGTTCACACCCTAGGAACATCGACGTTTCGCTGTTACTTGGGCGGCACGGGGGCCACAGGCTTTTCTGGTCTGTTTCGTCTGGCAAGCGCCAGCCCGGTCACAATTTACAGCCTCACGTCCTACAACGAAGCCAGCGGGGCGGGAGGTTCTTCTGGCAGCCCGGTTCATGCGGCTGGCGATTTTGTTATTGGCACGCATGGCGACGGCGGTTCAACGGCCCTGTGTTACACCAACGGCGTGACATCTGGCACCGCTGGGGTGGGACGTAACTCTGGAACCGTAACGACCGGAATCTCTGTGTTTGCTGAGGCGCAAGCCAGCGGCACGTTCAGCAGCCATATGAATGCCAGACTCGGCGGCTACACGATGGGCGAAAATCTCTCTGGGGCTCAGTCGCTCGCCTACTACGGCATCTGGGATACGCTTCTTCGGGCGCTCGGGAGGAAGGCATGAACTGGTTAGACGCTTACGCCCACCTAGACGAACTGGCCACCCTCAACGCGGCCCGCACTGACCGGCAGATCGTGCCGGTGACCGGCACAGGCGGCACCATGCTGGTGGGTGCCGACCTGCTCACCGACTGCGGTGAAGGGTGCTACTGGCACGCATACTGCGAATGGGTGGAGAAACTGCCAGCAACTGATGCGGTGCCGGTAGAGCCGGTCGCCTAGTGCTGCGCTATCCCAACTAGAGAGCGCGGAAAAGGTATTTCGCCGCCTTGCGATCCGGGTAGAATGACGCCCCGAAAGGATGGTGACGCATGGAACATGAAAAGCCCAGCGGCGTGGCCGCAGCCCAGGCAGCGGCGACCGACATCGGATACGCCATGCAGACGGTTGAAAATCTTGGCTTTTATCCGAGAACTCTTCCGAAGGGGTACGAAATGACCATCACCCCGCAGCCTTGGATTTCGTTGGACGAGCGCCTGCCCGAAATGGACGAGCGCGTGTTGATCGGCAACGCGACGGATGGGTGGGTAACTGTCGGGAGCCGACAATTGACGGGCGCATATCATCACTGGGACGGCGACGACCACGAAGAGTTGTGCGAGCCGACCCACTGGATGCCGCTCCCAGAGAAGCCCGTTGCGCTATAGCACCAGAAGACGGCCTATGCCCTTACGCACAAGAGCATAGGTTTCGTAACGCTTTCTCGATTCTGGAAA